TGCAGCGGTTTGCTAAACCGTACAGCCTTCACAGGCTGCGCTGGTTCGATTCCAGCACCTTCCACCAAATAGAGAGCGGGCCGGACGGTAAGGCACACGCCTGGAAAGCGTGAATACCCTTGTGGTATACTCGGTTCGACTCCGAGGCTCTCTGCCAAAATGAAACCAAGACGACCGATCCTCAATAAGTTCACCCGAGAGGTCTTCATCCCGGCCCTCAAGCTAATTATTTCTCAACCGACCCGCGAGACGAATCAGGCAGTAATTGGTAGGATTATTCAGGTCCAAGCGCGCAAGGCGCAGGAGCAGAACCAAATCCGTTTAACCAAATAGATTGACAAATACCCTTTTAGTCGGTAATGATCCCACCTATGAGCAGAATCCGAGGCAAACTCCCCGAAGGAATCAACCCTGAAGTCAAGGTACAGAAAGCCGGGAAGGCCATACTATCTCTCGCCGACCAAACCCTAATAAGACGCAAGACCCTAAGACTTTCCCAGCACCAAGTATCCGAGAAGGCTGGGCTAGGTCGGGACGCGGTCCATAGGATTGAGAAGGCCCAGGCAAATCCAACCCTGACGGACGTGGAAGCGGTCGCTAAGGCCCTTGATTCCAAGCTCACGATCAATCTAATTCCCAAGTAGTCGGGCATTCGGCCCTGAATCTGTTTTCGCTTATAAGGAGAAAGCCATGGGAAAGAGCATGAAAACTGGTGGTGGAGGGCAGTTTGCGAAGTTGAAGGGCGAGCTCGCGGGCAAGTCCGGCGTGAAGAACCCTGGTGCGCTGGCGGCGTCGATCGGCCGCAAGAAGTTCGGCGGCGAGCAGATGGCTGAGATGTCGGCCCGTGGCCGTGAGCGCGCGGCGGCCGGGCGGAAGGGTGAGGTCAAGCCTCCGCTGCCGAAGGTGCAACCGTTGGCGGACAAGGAAGACGGGCTGGCGGCGACGATCAAGAAGGCTTCCCAGATGCGGGGCAAGGTTTGATCACGAAGGTCGTGCTTAAGGAGGGCAGGTGGACGCCGGGACGCACCGTGCCGCAGGCCTTCTTAGATCTGCTTGAGGCCCAGCTTGGCGGGAAGTGGACGGCTAGAAGCTACAAGCGGTTCAACGATGGTGTTTGTTGGGGCTTCGTCTGGACTGAATTTAAGAGGGTCGTAGGATGAACAAGAAGACGATCAGGAACCCAACCGGAGGGGGGCGAGCGAACGCCCATGATTGGGCGCTCCTGGTCGCGCAGTTCGACGCGGATTGGGCGCCGCATGGCCGGACACTAAGGGAGTTCTGTGAGAGCAGGGAGGTTCCACTCCCTTACCAGCTCACCAGTGCGGCCTTCATCCGGGAGCGGAAGCGGTCATCCCTGGGGACGATCCACTCACGGAACCTGCCGCTTGGGATCGTGGCACAGCGCAGGGTCTCCGAGGCGCTTGCTAGGATGTCGGTGGAGGCAGGCCCGGTCAAGGCAGGGGAGTTCGCGCTGAAGGTGCTGGCCCAGGTCATGGAGCGTGAGGAGCCGAACGCGACGCTGGCGCAGCAGATCAACATCGTCATTCCACCTCTCTTTCCAGAGAGCGAGGCGGCCAGGCGGGCCACGAAGGCACTTATGGAGGGGAAGTGACAGCCAAGAAACTCCCGAAGGAATACCCGGTCAAGAAGCCTACGGTTCCGCAGGTGGTCCCGGACAGCGAGCTTACCTCGGCGCAGATTAAGCAGCGCGAGGCGAACGTCCTGGAGTTCCACCGCCTGCAAGGGGTCGAAGGTAAGGTCAGGCACGAGCACCGCGAGTCGCACGCGAAGCGTCAGGCTGAGGAGAAGGCCAAGGACCCCCAGGCGCCCAAGCCAAATACCGGGCGACCTCGCTGACCTGGGCGATGGAGCGGTTAGAGGCTTGGCTGAAAAGGAAGTGGATCAAGTTCCGGAAGAATCGAATCTGGGGGAGCGATGAGCACAGGGACCGCTGAGGAGCCAAGGCCGAATCCGGACCGCACCGAGCTCTGCGTCAACTGCCATGAGGAAACTACCTTCCGGTTCAGCGATGGCGAGTACCGCTGTATCATCTGCGACACGGTGACGAGCGCGAAGCCGCAGAGCTTGGAGCCTGAGCCCGAAAGCGGAACGGCGAAGCCTCTGCCTTTCAACGACCTCGACCACCTTGCGGTCTTCCTTAAGGGCGAGTGGAACGAATCCAGCCTCCAAGCTCTCCAGGAGGAGTTCAACGAGATCGACCAGGCTGCGGAGGCGAACGGCTTAGGCGTGAAGGTCTTCGTGGTCCGCAAGTCTCCGGGCCAGCTCGCCAAGGAGGACAACTCGAAGATCATGCTACCTTTCCGAGATCGGCACGGAAAGGTCATCATCAGCCCGGCGCTCACGCTGACGCTCAACAGGGCTCAAAGGAGAGCCAAGAAATGATCGGCTTTGGCCGAGAATGTGACGGCGACGAAAGGCAGCCGCGCTTCAATCTGGACGCACGGCGCAACCTGGACAATTGGGCCATCGGGGCCGCGATCATACTCTGGGGCTCGGAGCCGAGAAGGCCAGTGGGTCTGTTCCTGGACTTCGGGCCGTGGACGGTTAGGGCCTGGGTCAACATGGGGAGGGAGAAGTGATGCAGGCCAAGACGGTCTACTGCAAGGAGTGCCTCGCCTCCTTCCGCGTTTGGGAGAACTGCTCCGGTCCGTTCGTCTGTAGCTACTGCTCGGCCGATGAATTGACCAAGGATCGCGTGAGGCGCACGGCTGCTAGAGCCAAGGAGACGGCCAGGGTCTGCAGGGACGTTTTGAATCTTTCCCCCGGCAGCTTGGTCCAGGTTGCGCCGCTTTACCTTCTGACGAGGAATTAATGAACGCCGCAGAACTCTGGCAGGACCCAACCTTCAAGATCCTTTTCGACGACTTGGTCAAGGCCAAGAAGAACGAGCAGCTCGCGCCCATCAGGCTCCAGGCGCTGATCAACTACGTCGGGCCGACGATGGCTGTAGGGCCTGCCGTCTCGATGGAGCAGTCGCCTCTTCCGGCCGCTCCGGTCCGCAGGGCCGTGCCTAAGGTGGCAGTGCCTGAGTCTCTCCCCAAGGCCGGGACGGCGAAGTGCACCTGGATCTGCGCTAAGGGCCACAACTGGGAGGGAGCTGACGAGATTGAAGGCTTCAACCAGGACTGCCCGGAGTGCGGCGAGGCCGTGGCGTTCACGACAGGGACGCTTTGCCTGGAGATCCAGGAAAACGAGACGGGCAGCGGCTATATCCTGGAGGGTGAGCAACCCAGCAAGCGTACCCACCTGACCAAGGAGGAGTACGACGAGATCAAGCGGAAGGGGAACAACCTGAAGACGCCGATCGAGAATACGCGGACGCTTCTGAAGAACCTCGACGCGCAGCTCACCGAACGCTACCGCCGCGACCCCAATGAGGGTGTCCGGAAGTCGGCCCAGATGGTCTTCGACCGGATGAAGGCGGGACAGACAACGATCTATCTTCCGCGCAAGGCGCAGGTGATGGGCCAGGGCCTGGACTTGGAGAAGGCGCTCAAGGAGCTGAAGGCGCCCTTTACCAAGCTCGCGATGTCGTTAGTTCCGCCCGGAGCCGTCGTCAACAGCAACACCATGGACAACGGGGACGACAACGCGCCCGTCGGAGGCTTCGAGCCTGGCGGCTGGGCGATCACGGTTATGTAAGTGTTCCCAACAATCCGCAACCTCAACCAGAAGCTGGACGCCTGGACGCAGGCCCACGAACTACCTCCGGACCACTTCATCGGGGCGACTTGGAACCCCAAGGGCGTCTGCTGCTTCCCGGAGTACCCGACGCTTCAGCAGATCGAGATGTGGTTTGATTCCAATGCCGCTTGCGAGGATTGTCGAGGCAAAGGGGTTGTGGAGGCTGATACTGCCCTTCGGATGAAGATCTGCCAGAGCTGCAAGGGCTCGGGCTTCAAAGAAGAGTTCCGATGACCGAGGTAGCGGACCCGACGATCCTGAGCTTCGAGAACAATCCGATGCAGGAGGAGTTCGTCTTCTCGGTGAAGCGCAAGACGGCCTATACCGGAGCCATTCGCTCGGGAAAGACGCTCGGGGGCGCGGCGCGAATCCTCTACCACGCCGACATCATGCCCGGCTCGAATATCCTGGTCGGCCGCAAGTACTTCACGGACTTGAAGGCGACGACGATGAAGGAAGTCCTGGGGCTGATCGCGACCCGCAACGGGGGCAATGCGCTCGAGCCTGGGCCGCTGGTCATCAGGAGCGACGGCAGCGCCGGCGGACACTCGATCTACCTGCGGACCAAGTGGCTTCCCTCCGCGATCCACTTCCGACCCATCGACAAGATCGGCAAGCAGCTCGGGCTTGAGATCTCGGAGTACTTCTTGGATCAGCTCGAGGAGGTGGACCCGGAGGTCTTCGACCACGTCCGCTCCCGCCTAAGCTGGTGGAACCAAAAGCGCCGGGAAGAGTTCAAGACGCGGATGGGCTATTACCCGCAGACCTTCGAGTCGATCGCGGCGAACCCGGACCCTGGCTGGCTGAAGGAGTTTCTCTTTGATAAGGAGGCCAAAGAGTGGCTCCACTTCCAGACGACGGTAGAGCACAACCGGAAGAACCTGCCGCCGGGCTTCATCGAGGAGCTACTTCGTACCCACCCAAAGGCATGGGTCGAGCGATTCCTCAACGGCTCCTGGGACATCAGGGGCGGCGCCGTCTACCAGGAGTTCGACGAGACGGTTCATTGCGTCGAGCCCTTCAGGATCCCCTCCCACTGGCCCCGCTTTGTCGCTTTGGATTGGGGCTTCAACCATCCCTGCTGCGTTCTCTGGGGGGCGATCAACGAGAAGGGGGAGCTCTACATTTACGACGAGATTTACTGCGTGGGCAAGCTAGTCTCCGAAGTTGCGGAGTATATGCACCAGAAGAGCAAGAAGCACTCGGCGGTCCAGCGGGCGGATGACGGCGGACTCTGCGCCTTTTTCGATCCATCCACCAACCAGCACCACGGGGTCGTCGAGCGGACGGTGATGGGGGAGTTCGCGGAGAACAAGGTCTACGGCACCCCTGCCAACAACTCCGTCGCGGCCGGGATCAACAAGGTCGCCGAGCGCCTGCACTTCGACCCAGAGCGGAAGGTCAAGCCGAAGCTCTTCATCTTCCGAGACCTCTGCCCGCAGCTCGTCCGCACGATGAAGCTCTACGCCTGGCAGCCTCCGAACCGCAACATGGACAACACAGATCGGCCGATTAAGAAAGATGATGACCCGCCCGACGCGCTGCGGTATCTTGTCATGGGAGTTTTGGAGACGGTCTCGACGCCGAAGCCCATGCAGCGGAAGAACAAAAACGAGTTTGACAACATGATCCTGGATAAATACTTCCTGGGGGACGGCCGTGACTGAAGCCAAGGTGAAGAGCGAGATCCAGCCGATCGGCGACCACATTTTGGTCATTCCGATCCCTGAAGACAAAGAGATGAAGCATGGCACGCTGACGCTGGTGGTTCCGGAGACGGCGCAGGATAAGCCGAACCGCGGCACCGTCGTCGCGGTGGGGGAGGGGCGCATCGTCGATGGCAAGCTTCGGCCGATCAATCTGAAGCCGGGCCAGAAGGTGCTCTTCAGCAAGTACGCCGGGAACGACTTCCGTCTCGGCGAGACCAGCTACATCGTCATCAGCCACGACGATATCCTCGTCACCTTCAAGTAAGAGGGCCAGATGATCCCCAGCGGCGAGTCCCAGACCTTCAGCTCCTCGGATCCACCGGATCCGGATCCGAGCGGCTTCGACAACGATCCGCAGGCGCCCCACGATGAGAAGCGGCCGATGGGTGACAAGCCCTTCCCGGTCATGCTGCCAGAAGGCCTGACAAAGGACGCGCTGATGGAATGGGCCTTCAAGAAGAAGAAGCGCCACCAGCGTTGGTTCGGGGACTCAAACGGCCAGGCGGAGAAGGTCATGAACGCCTGGAAGGCCTATACGGGCAAGATGATGGCGGGGCAGGCGAGCCCGAGCCACATCCCTCTTTCCAACTCCATCATCGAAACCGACACGGCCAAGAGCTATCAGGCCGCTTTTTCCCGAGCGAAGGTCGTCGACGCGCAGCCGCGCAGCCAGCAGTTCGACAATGAGAACAAGACGACGATCGAGGACCTGATGAACCAGGAGCTGCTCTTCTCCCAGGCTCGCACAGGGGAGAAGGCCTTCGACTTCATGAAGGGCCTCAAGATCGAGGGGACCGCCTTCGGTCGCGTCTCCTGGGAGGAGCGCGAGCTCGAGACGATCCCTCCCCCGGTTATGCTCAAGGATCCGATCGGCGGCGACGTTCCAGGCGCTGTGATCGGCGAGGTCCGGATGATTAAGAAGGTCCACGGGCCGACCTGGGAAGGCGTCCCGATGCAGAACTTGATCTGGGACGATCGCGAGAGCTTCAGGATCCAAAACTCGGAGTTCGTCGCCCATCGCCAGTTCCCGACGACCACGGATCTGCTGCTAATGGAGGAGAAGGGCGACATCCAGGATGTCAACGAGATCGAGAAGATCGCGGAGAGCACCAAGCTCGAGCAGCAGAACCCAGACTTGAAGCGCAAGCAGCTCCTCGGCCCAGGTTCGGTCGGCCCTTCGGAAGGCACCCAGGACGAAAGCGTCCGACTTCTCGACGAGTGGTTCGGCTGGATTCCCTACCACGCCCCGCAAGCCAATGGGACCAAGAAGTGGGAGAAGGTCTCTTTGCACTTCATGATCGTCAACGACAAGACGCTGGTGAAGTGCGAGCCGAACCCATGGACAGACGAGAGCGGAGGCGGTCCGCACCATCCGTTCTTCTCCTGCCGCCAGTCCTTGATGCCTCGCGAGCTGCTGGGAAACTCGGTCCTCTTCCCGATCATGGGCCTCCAGGTCGACGCGAACAACCTGCACGAATCCGTCGGCAAGCTGATCAAGAAGGTGGCCCGCAACCCCACATTCGTCTCGCGCGCAGCCGGGCTCGATACGCTGAGGCTCTTCCAAGACGAGCTTTCGATCATCGCCGTCACCGATCCGGAAAAGGTGAAGTCCAACCCAATCGACGGCAACCAGATCAAGGCTGTCTCGGCAGAGCGCCAGTGGGTCATCCAGCAGGCGCAGGAGACAGTCGCAGCCAACGAGCAGGCCCAGGGCGTCCCCGACGCGGAGCTGGCGAATGCCACAGCCACGGCGGCGGCCATCACGAACGCCAACAACGGGACGCGCTTCCAGCTCTTCGTCGACATGTTCAGCTATGAGTTCTTCGCGGGGATGGCGAACCTCTTTTGGTGGTCGATCCGCAAGTGGGCGAAGGATGGGGACCTGGTGGTCCGCGAGAGCACCTTGGACGGCGCGCCACGCGAGATCACCCGCGAGGATCTGGTCAACGACTACTTCTTCGTCCCTGTCACTTCGGCGGCCCTGAATGATTCCCGAGCCCAGCTCCAAAGCCAGATGCAGATCGCGCAGCAGCTCGGCCAGCTCCAGGTGACGAACCCACAGGCCATGATCGACGGCAAGGGCAATATGTGGCACTTCGACGTCATGGATTTCATCCTCAAGGAGATCCTGCCGAAGGCCGGGGTCCGCAACGGGCGCAGCTACTTCTCGATGCACCCCGTCGCGCAGCCAGGAACCGGGGCAGGTCTGCCTCCAGGGGCACCGGGAGCACCAGCAGGCGCTCCAGCTCCCGCAGGGCCGCCGATCGCGCCGCAGCCAGGATTTGTTCCAGGAACGCCAACAGGGGCATAAGGAGGGGGAATGGATTTAGAGCCAGAGATTTCACAGGCCGACCCGCTTGGACTTTTGGATTCCGCAAAGAAACAGCGCGAGAGGGGGATCGAGGAGTGCGTCAACGCCATGGCGGCCTACAATGCGGTCCGCGATATGGCCCTGCTGCCTGCTTGGGAGACCTTCATCCTGGAGCTGCATAAGCGGGCCAAGAACCAGCGCGAAGTGCTCGAGGACGCCATCGACAACCTGCTTCTTAACCGCGCACCGGAGTCGGAAGAGGCCTTTATCCAAGCGAAGGTTATGCTCCTGGCCTTGGAGGAAGCGGTCCAGATCTATATCAAGCTCCGGGAACGGGCGCACCAAGCAAAAGATCTTCTTGACAAGATCTCTGTCAAGGGTGAAGAATCCACTCAGAACGGACCAGGGGCCGCCATCCGGCCCACCCCAGGTCAAGACGAAATTTGATAGGCTAGGGACCGCCCTGTAAGGGGTCTATCCCAATGCGGAGGACAAATGCCCGAAGAACTCAGCTCAGACATGCCCGGCACAGAAGAGTTCAAAGATATGTCGATGGAGGAACTTGGGAAAGACCTGCCGATGCAAGGCAGCGCACCCAAGGGAGACCAAGCGGCTTCGGCGGACAAAGGTGCAGGAGGCGTGGAAGCAGGGAAGACGGGCGCAAGCGCTGAAGGAACGGCAGGAGTGGATGCAGGGAAGGGAGGAGCCCCGGCGGTAACAGAGCCGAGCGCAGCAGACTCCCTCAAACAGCTCCAGGCCAAGTACGCGGCTCTTGAGAACACTCTGTCCCAACTGACGCGAGAGAACAGAAGCTACGCAGCGCTCCGCGCCCAGCTCGACCGGGTGCAGAAGCAGCTCGAAGCCAAGCCAGCCGCGCCAGCCACCCCATTGACCCCCGAGCAGCAGGCCCAAGAGGCGCAGCGCACGGAGGCGGAAAAGTTCCTCAAAGAGTTCATGGGGAAGGAACTGAGCACGATGGTCGAGGCGCAATATGGCCCAATCATCCAGTTCCTCCAGAAGCAGCAGGCCGAAAGCCAGTTGGTCTCGTTCCGCGACGGGATCCGGAAGCAGGTAACCGACATGGGGATCGACACGAAAGAAGTCGATCCGATCATGAAGAAGCTGATGGAAGACGATATGACCGCCTCGCAAGCAGGGGACGCGGCCGCCACAGCCCGCCTGGACCGGATCGTCAAGAGCTGGGACCCACATGAGCTGATCCTGCGAGCTCTCCAAGAGCGCTCCAAGACCGTCCAGGCCAAAGGGGCTGAGGTCGCGGCAAAGCAGGCTCAGGAGTCCGGCAAGGGTGGTCGCAGCTTCAAGGCAAGCGGGGCAGTCGCTCCGGGCGGCGAGAAGAAGCTGACCGAGGCCGAGATCAACTCCATGTCCGAAGAGGAACGGGAAAAGCTTCCGATGGACGTCATCGAGAAGTCGCTCTCCCGCCAAGTGAACCAGCGCAGATAATTGGGTAAGTAGGCTCGGGGCCACCCTCAGAGGCCCCAGTCATGTCCATGACAACCGCAACAGTCAGCGCGGCGGCGATGACCTACTACAAGAAGCGCTCGCAAAGCTTCTTGAGGAAGAAGCTCTACGTCGCCAAGCTGGGGACCCAGGAAGAGATCGACCGCTACAGCGGCCAGACCCTCTCCACCGGGCGTCCCATCCCGGTCGCAGCCCAGACCACGGCGCTGACCGAAGGAACCGCTCCCGCAGACATCGCGATCACCACGAACACCTACACGACGACCCTCCAGCAGTGGGGCGCCTACGTCAAGATTTCCGACCTTCTGGAAGTCACTGGCCGTAGCTCCATGATGGATGTCGCGACGAAGGTGCTCGGCTATAACGCCGCTTTAACCCTGGATACGGTCACGATGAACGTCATCCTGGGCGCCTGGACCGTGCTCTACGCCAACAACAAGACGGCGGGCACGATCGACGCGGGAGACGTGATCACGGCCCAGCAGATCCGGCGCATCCGCAAGATCTTCCAGGCCAAGGACGTCATGCCGGGAGACGATGACCTGTACAACTGGATCATCCATCCCGACCAGCAGTACGACCTGGACATCGACGACAAGGTCGGCGGCACTTTGGACGTCCAGCGCCGCGCCATGGGCGGGGACCAGTCGGACGGCATCTGGACGGGCGAGCTCACGCGCCTGGCCGGGTTCCGGATCGTCAGCTCCTCGAACATCCAGCAGACGCAGACGAACGGAGTCACCGTCTACCAGTCCATCGCCGGAGGCCCCGACGCGCTCCTGAACGTGGACGTGGAGTCGATGCCCTTCTCGCTGTTCGTCAGCCCGGCGACGAACGTCAACGCCGCCAACCCGCTCGGCCAGGTCGGAACGGTCGGCTGGAAAGCCACCTATGCCGCTGGCGACATCAGCGACGGCATCCGTGGCTTCATCGTCGAGTCCGCTGTCTCGGAGCAGACCTTCTAATCCGGAAGGTCTGTTAGAAACCATCATAGGGAGGATCGGAAAATGCCCACCGATGACGCTACTCCGGCTGCGGCTCCTGCCGCTCCGGCTAAAACCCCACCCCCGGCTGCGGCTCCTGCCGCTCCGGCGTGGTCTCCGAAGGTCGGAACCTTCGTCAATCTGACGGAGACGGACCCGAGGACCAAGAAAGTCAGCACCCACCTGTTGCTCGTCACAGGCTCCAATGTCTCTCGCGGCCCGCAGCGCGACGAGAAGGGGAATGTGGTGACCCAGGTTGTGCCGATGAAAGTCGGCCCGAACCAGGAAGTCAGGAACATCACCCAGGCCGTTCTCGTGGACGTCACCACCTACGAGGGCGTCACGTTCTCCGCTCAGGTGCAGTTCCCGGTGCCGAAGCGGGGCGTCTCGATCGCGGCTCTCTCGCCGCTGGAGGACTGAGTCATGATGAAGGACAAGGGCATGGCGCCTCCCTTCCGGGAGGCTTCGGAAATTGGCGACGGCGAGAACATCAACGTCGAAGCCGATGCTCAGGGCCGTTCCATCCAGATCTTTGCGGCTGGATCGGACCTGCGGAACAAGGGCGAAGGCAACTACACCAAGGCGTTCAAGGAGGTCGTCGGTCCTGAGAACCTCCTGAAGGCGCGTGGCGGCTTCGTCAACCAGAATCGCGAGGTTCCGGAGAGCGAAGACAAGGGCGTGGACTAAGATCCAAAACTCGTGAAAAGGGGGACGGGTGAGCAGCATATCTTTTGAAGAGTTCTACAGGACCCTGAGGAAGCTCAATGGCAACCTCAGGACCTTCCCGAGCAGGAGCAAGCGGAGCTCGATGATCTACGAGCGGCGCTCCTATCACCCAGACTCGGGCCTGTATGGACTCTGCGAGGTCTGCGGCTACCCGTCCCCTTTCCACGGTTCCTTTCCCAAGTACGACTTCATTGACAAGGCGGGGCGCGTAGCCAGGGGCTATATCTCCGTCTTTAAGCTTTTGGTCCGGAAGCGGCTCATCAATAAGGACCGACTCCGGGAAATCCTGCCGCAAGCGCTTGATGCAGCGCGAGGGCGGCCCACCTCCCAGGGGGAAAAAGATGCTCCGCCGCCTATTCCTATTCACACTGTTCCTGTGCGCGATACTAGGCATCAGCTCGTTCGCAAGCGCAGCGAGCCCGTACAATAACCAGCCGACCGGAACGCTGAACCCGGACTATTGCGCCCACCAGGCGACCGGGACAGCGACCTATCTGCTCAACAAGGCGCTGACCGGGACGGCCTCCGCGACGGTGGACCTTGGCCTCGTCGGGTGCTTCTTCCTCAACGTCACCTCAACGGGAGGAGCGAACCTTCGGGTCTGGTGGACCAGCAACTCGACCTCCTACACGGCGGGGACGACCGTTTCGGCGGGGACCTTCACCTCCTACGCGATCCCAGGGGGACCGAACCAAATCGGCTGCTACGCCATCCCCAAGATCGCCCGCTACCTCTACGTCGACACTCCCCCGAGCATAGGCGTTCCTTTCGCCGCAGGTGGAACGACCCCCACGGCAATCACGACCTCCTGCTGGTACTACCTTCCTACCAATTGGCCGTATTAACCCATGACCCGCCTTCCGCGCTTCACCTTCGCCCTCTTAGCGGCCTTGCTCCTGCTCGTCAACGCCGCTCACGCGACGAACCCCGTCTACATCAATAGCGGCATGTACTCAGCGAGTCCGTCCACGGGCGCGAGTCACTACACGACCTCCAGTTACTCGACGTCCGGATCCGGGACGAACAAGATGCTCGTCCTCCACGCTCACTACTGGATCACCCCGAGCGGCAACGTGTCCACAGCTGAATGGGGCACGAGCGCGATGACGCTGTATGACCGCTATCCAGCCAGCGGCACGAACCAATATTACGGAGATGAAGTTTGGTATCTCCTGAACCCGGCCAATAGCACGGGCGCGACCTTCACCGTGACCTTGACAGCGGCCACGGCCAACAATCAGGGCGTGACGATCGATTACGAAGAGTATTCGGGCGTGAATCAGACGACGCCCTTCAAGGACGACGCCAAGGGTGAGGTTCCCGGCAATTCCGCGCTCATGTCCGTCAGTCTCACGACCACGGTCGCAAATTCAATCATCGACGTCTCGATCAGCTGGGGCAATTCGCCCACCGTGATCAACAGCTACAATAGCGGGCTCATGACGCAGCTGCAGCAGTCGAGCGTGATCAATCCGACGGGCGGCGATTACAACACGTTGAATCTTTCGATCGGCACCTACAACGGGTACTTCAATTTCAATGCAAGCGTCTATGGCGCGGAGATCATGTCCGAGATCCAGGGCGTCGTCGCGAGCACGCCCACGTGGACACCGACCGCCACGCCCAGCACCACGCCGACGTCCACGCCGACCTGGACGCCGACGGTGACGCCTACGTCTACTCCAACATTCACCCCAACGTTCACTCCAACTGCAACTCCAACCGCTACACCAACTTCAACTCCTTTATATGTTCCTGTTGATGATTTTCCTATGATTCCTTGGAGCTTACCTCTTAGGGCTTTTTGGGACTTTGATCCATGTGATGACGTGGCAATCCCGTATCGCAGGCCCTGTTCGACGGAGCGCAGAGCGTGAAAGCATTTTGCCTTATCCTCATCATGGCATTAGGCTCGGCTCACGCTGAGAACTTTAATGACACCGTGATTGGAGGTGGCGGTGGTGGTGGTGGCGGAGGATCTGTATATGCTACAGAGGGAGGCGGCGGTGCTGGGCAAATGCTCACAGGAACAGTCGCCGTTGGAAATAGCGTTGTAATTACGATTGGATCAGGCGGAACCGGGGCAGCTACCTATACTGGTCCTGGCGGATCAGGCGGAACAACCAGTATTGGAACCTTGGCCGTGGCAAAGGGTGGGGGCGGAGGCGGCGGGTGGACTGGCGGAGGATGTACCAGCGGCGGCTCTGGCGGTGGTGGTTGCGGCTATGACAGCGTATGCCCAACCAATTACTATTCAGGATGCTCCGCAAGCGGGGCTTTGGCTAATGCCGGAGGTAATGGGTATAGCAACGGATGCTTGGGGACCGCCCCTAATGCGGGCGGCGGTGGTGGCGGCGCTGGGTCCACGGGAGCAAATGCCACGTCAGGGGTTGGAGGCAGCGGCGGTTCTGGAGCGGTGGACCCGATAACCGGAAACACCTATGCAGGCGGCGGCGGCGCGGGCGGCGCTACGGCTGGCTCGGGTGGCTCAGGCGGCGGCGGTGCGGGCGGAACAGGAAATTCCAACGGAACCGCTGCAACGGCGAACACAGGCTCGGGCGGCGGTGGCGCGGGTGGATCTTCGACCGGGGGAGGAACCACCGGAGGCAATGGCGGCTCGGGCATCGTCATCCTCTCAAACCCAAACACGGACCCGGAATGGTCCTGCACCTCCTGCACGATTTCAAACACAGGAGGTTACTGGGTCTATACCTTCAAGGCCAACGACACGCTTTCGGGTCCTTCGGGATCTCCAACCATAAGCCCGACGATTTCTCCGACTTTCTCGGTTTCCCCAACGCCCTCGTTTACTCCCGGCCCGGTCCTTCACCCTCTAAATGCACCTTGGATGGGGGTTGCTTCGCTGACCAACAGCACCGTCGCCTGTGAAGCCTTGGCGGATGCAATGGAGGCGACGGGACTTGCTGCGGCAGGATACACGAGCCTCCATATTGACTCGGGCTGGGCTCAGGCCACCAGATCCAACGGGCATCTTGTGGCTATCGCTGGGCTCAATATCGCCACAGTTGCCGCCTACTGCCACGCGGAGGCGATCCCCCTGAAATTGAGCATGTATCTTGACGGAGGTAGCATCCAGTGTGGGACTTCCTCCCCTGGCAGCTACGGCTACGAAACGACAGACATAAACGACCTTGCGGCAGACGGAACCGACGACATCACTATGGATACATGCTCCATGTCGAACACGGTTGAGGCGGAGGCAATTGTTTTCAACAATGCGATTGAATACAACTCCAGCAGCCGGGTCATGACCTTTGAAAGCTGGGGGTTTGGAACAGGCCCAGCGAACTATACTTGGTCCGGGTCCGTGGGAACAAACGGATGGTGGACGGCGATCTATGGAGGTGGAGGGCCTTGGTCAAACTTCTTGAATCAGTGGAACCTTGACTATCCGCTCTGGGGCTACAACAACCCAGGCAACGGCTTTGATATCTGGGATGGCCCTATCGGAAACGATGGGATGACCGCTTGGCAGGACCAGGGCTATTTCTCAGCGGTCTGTGAGCAGGGTATGTATCTTGGCCTTTGGGACAACGTCACGCAAAGCGCCCAGTCCCTTACAACCCTTGAGAACGCTGAAGTCATCGCCATTGATCATAACGGGTGGGGTGCCGAACTCGTTTCCAACCCTTCGACCAACGTTGAGGTCTTTGCTAAGTCAATGACCAACACTTCGGCAAGCACTTATTCCGTCATGCTTTTCAACGGGAGCAACTCGGGCCAGACAATGACCGTAACCTGGCCTGTCAGCGTTGGCGGGAACCAAGTGCTTCCATCCGGTTCGGCGGTCGTCCGTGACCTCTGGGCTCATTCTAACGTGGGGACCTACTCTGGTTCCTACTCGCAGTACGTTACGGCCACGGGAGCAGTCATGCTGACGCTGAATTTTAGCGGCGGGACGACCCCGACATTTACGCCGACGATGACTGTCTCCCCGGTTGCGAGCATAACCCCGACCCAGACGCCTCCGCCCTGCGGCTTTGGTCCTTCCTGGGACGAGGGCATGACGGTAACGGCGGCAAACTCTCCGATCATCACAATCCCTTATTCCCCGGACTCAGGCGCCTTTGCGGATATGCTTACGGTCTTGGTGGCGACAAACAACCAGGACAACGCGAGCACAATTACCTCCATGACCTTCGGGTCGCTGACTTTGACGGCGGATATCCAGATCCCTTCGCTTATGTACACCGAAGGCTGCGAACTCTGGCACGTTTTCCTTGGTAGCAATTGGAGAATGGGCCAGCAGAACCTCGTCATCACCCAGCCTTCAACGGGAATGATAAACGTCGATGCGGTGGCGATCTCGGAGTACCAGGGCATCTATGACGTGGTAGGCCAGCTCAACGTCAACGGGGCCGTTTCACCGCAGGAAGGGCAGCAGAGCCAAAGCGTGACCTGCACGTTCACCTCTCAGGCGAGCATAAGCCTCGTCATGGCCGGATACGCTGGACTTTATGGGCTCCTCTCTTGGCCTGGTGGATTCACCAATTCCTACTATTTCAACAACTACGGGACCTTTGCCTCTGAGGATGATTACTGTTGCTCGCGGATATCCTCTTCTGTGACCTACAAGGCGACAAAACACAACCCTGGGATAGGGGTTGTCATGGCTGAGCTTCCCAGTGCCCCAAACTGCACGACGACCTATACGGCGACGCTCGTCCCAACTACGACGATCTCGCCGACCTTCTCAATCTCGCCCACGTTCTCTATTTCACCGACTCCAACATGGACGCCGACCGCGACCCCCAACTGGTCGCACACATTTACCCCAACGGCCACGCCAAACTGGTCGCATACCGCGACCCCGACCGCGACCTGGACCCCCTACGGAGAGCCCTAGAGGAACCCGTGGCAAACCTTCAGAACCAGAAAACCCTTCTCCAGATCCAGCAGCAGATCTCCTCTCTGTTGTTCAAGATTTCCTATCCGCTGACGGCGCAGGATGGGGTGCAGACGCCTGGCCTCACCCAGATCACGGGCTTCATCAATGACGCCTACAACGAGGTCGTCGGGGAGCGAGACTGGCGCTGGCGTTTCGTCGATACCTTTAATTTCAACACGGTCGCGGGCCAGCAGACTCCATACGCCATGCCGGACGACTGCGACGAGATCATCGACGTGACGATCCCGTTCTACCAACAGCGGCTCTGGGCCACGGAATATAGCCAGTGGATCACCAACTATCCAGGCCAGTACACGAACTACGCCAACGCGAAGCCCTGGGCCTATATCGAGGCACCCTACGACGCCACGAACCACGTCCAAATCTACCTTTTCCCTGCGGCGGATGCCCCGGCAGCGACGGGATCATACTCGGTCCACGTCCCCTACATGAAGCGGGCGACGAACCTCGTCAACGCGGGAGACATCCTGATCTGCCCGCCTGAATTTCAGGACCTGATCATTAACAGGGCGATCAAGAAGGCCTACCTCTTCCTGGGCGATCCAAAGTGGGAGGCCTACGACGACGCGGCGGGATCGTCGACCTTTGCCGCTCGCCGATACGACGAGATGTGGGTCAAGAACGCCAAGTTCGCCGAGGCCTTGGCCTATTGGCGCAACATCCGTGAGGAGCGTTCGTTCACGGCGTCCCTTGATATCAACCGAGTCCTCTTCTCTTACGGCGGCTGATGCCAGCTCCGGTTCCAGGCTCTCTGACGGTCACGGACTTCTCGCGCGGATGGGACCCAACCCATCCCGACGAGCAGCTTGTCGGTGCAAACTTGGCTCCTGGGGCTCAGTTTGGCGCATCGGCGGGTGCTCCCTTCTATTCCCCCGATGTCCATGATGTCGACTTCTGGCGCGGATACCTTGAGAAAAGGAACGGAAAGTCCCCGGTAGGAAATCCACTTTCCAATGCTCCTGTTCTTGGGCTCTACCGATACGTCTTTGCCAATGCCTTCGGGTCCTTGAGCAAGATCCTGGTCGCTCTCTGCAATTCTGCGGTCTACTGGACCCTTGGCTCGATCTGGACGGAGAATCTGAGCGTCGTTTGGACGGCAGCGCTGTTTTCCTATTTTTCAACGATCAAGAACCTGCTCTTCATGTCCCCGGTTTACAACCTCAACGGGGTCCCAGTCTCTCCGCGCTGGTGGGACGGAGCCTCTCAAAACTTTGGCTATCATGCGCCTAGGATGTCCCCTCCATATCTGTTAAGGACAGAAGGGAACTATTCCGCAGCGAACATTGCCAACGTCTCGGGAACGCTCCTGACTATGGCTCCAGGCCAGCCAGCGTCCGGGCTCTACATCGGAAAGCAGATCTGGGTTTTCAATACCAGCTACGGCTACATGGAGCCGAACACAATTTCTAGCTTCCAGGTGGTAGCCCCGCAAGGCTCGGCCGGGTACTGCGTCCTAGCAATCTCCCTCGGGACCCCGCTCAAATACCCAGGCTCCGACTATTCCGGCGTCTGTTGGAACGGAGGAACGGTTGCGGTGGCGACAGGAGGCAGCGGAACGATCACGACTTCGGGAAGCGTGACCTGCATCCGCCTCCTGGCCGTCACTTCGCTTGCAAGCGGTGGGCAGCGGTCCTCCGAGTTCTCGGTTGATGTCCCGGTGGGTTCAACTGGTTCCATCGTGCTCTCAAACCTTCAGATGTCCTATGGTGATGGGACGCTCTTTGGGACCGACATCAACAATCTCGCGACGACTTGGTACATGACCGCGCCGTTCAACCCACAGCTCTCGGCCTCAGATCCGAACGGGGGACTCAGCCAAACCTTTTACCGCATCCCCGACAACCAAGGGATGCCGACCAATACCAGCCTTGGCTTTAACCCAATGCCGAACTCGGCGACTGGGTTCACGATCTACACCACTCCGACCGTTTCAAGCGCTATCACCCTCGTCGCGGATACCGGGGTTGACGCTCCGGGCTATTTCACCAGCCAGGTCGATGCTCCCTTCTACCAGTTCTCGGTTGCATGGCAGGACTTCCTCGTCCTGGCCGGGGACATGTGGAACCCGAGCGCAATCTGGATCTCAGCCTATGGTGCCCCCCAAGTTTTCGGTACCCAAGGAGGACTTGACGGGGCTTTCATCCAGGTTCCCAACGGAAACGATGGTCAGGTCATCACAGGACTCTTCGTCTGGCAGGGGAATCTTTACATTTTCAAAACCAACTCGGTCTACGTCTGCACGTTCACCGGAAACACCTCGGTTTCCCCGTTCCAAGTCCAGCAGCTTCAGAGCAACTACGGGGCAGTCTCTCCGCGCTCAATCGCTGCCGGGGATGTTTATCTCTACTTCATGAGCTCAAGCGGACTTTGCGCGATCAACGGACTCACGGCCCAGCTTTTGCCGGAGAATGACCAGATCCGCTACCAGTTCCTTGAGTCGGACGGGTGGAATATATCGGCCCTTGGGCTGTCCCAAGCCTTCTCTCTCCAGGCCAAAAAACAGATCTATTTCCAGATGGCCGACGCGGTCCTTGGCGACGTGGTTCTCGTCTATGACTGGAGCCGGAGAAACTTCCTGTACCACACTGGGGGCATCAAGGAGTCGGCTCTCTTTCAGGACCCTAGCGTCTCGCCGCCGCAGCTCTACGGGGGAGACTATGCTGGACAAGTCTGGACTTTGGACGTTATCGGGACGGACGAGAACCCGCCGATCAATATGTACTACTCGACCCCCTGGCTCAATCTGGGAGACTCGGCCGCGTGGAAGTTCATCAAGTGGATCTGGGTCTCGGGAGTCCAGCAGAACCAAGGGACACTTAATATCCTGGTCTATGAGGATTTCAACTTCGACGTCGCCAATGTCTTCCCCGTGGACATGACCAAGAATCAGTTTGCCCAGGGCCAGTGGGTCGCGATCAACCTGCGCGCCCACTACTTCAAGATCGTGCTACAAAACAATCAGCTCAACACGCCCGTCCAAGTCCGTGTTTTGCGGATTGACTATGAGAATCAGGGGCCGCAGTTATGAGCCAGACCGTCTCCCTCGCTCCTCCGACTCTCTTTCAGGACCCGGACCAGCAGATCCTTGCGAACCAGGCCGCGCTCCAACAGCTTCAGCAGGCGGTCAACGCTAATGCAACCGACTCGGCGGTCTACGCAACGATTCCGACTGTCGTTTTGAGCGGAACAGTCACCCACAATGTTTCGGCGACCCCGACGCTGCTAGATCCTACAATGTCTTTCAGCTTCCAGGCCAACGGTGGACTTGTTCGGATCTCGGCAAACTGGTCGGTCTATACAAACACAGGGGGAGGCCAGTCGGTAGGGCTTCAGCTAGTCCTTGACGGGGTCATGGTGGCCCAGAGGTCGATCTACGCAAGCACCGGGTACATCCGGGGATGCCTCTCGTTTGACCATACGGCGGTCCTGTCCGTAGGAACCCATACCGTCCAGTTTCTCGCGGTAGGGACCGGGTCGATGGTCGTGAACGGAAGCTCGGAGACCTCGGAATACTCCGTCGCGGAGATCCCGCTGACGTGACAGGGGGGCTCGGTCATGTATAATCTAATGAGCAGGGAAGATTTCGAGGCAGCGGTCTCGAAAAGGCTTCCACCCGAGCAGACAAAAGGATTCATGGAGGCGGATGTCTTCATCGGGGATGGCGAAAACTTCGCAAGTCTCTGCCTCTGGGGTGAAAAGAAAGCGATCTGGCTTTCGGGATTACTGGGCAAAGGTCTCCCGATGCTCTGGTCGATTAAACGGTGGGGAAGAGCTAACGGGTTTGAATGGATCGGCTTCACGATGAGGGAGGACCACCCCTTTCGCGAGGCCATAGAGCGCTACTCAAAGCCCGTTACCAAAGAGAAGGTCGGCGACGGATTTGAATACGCGGTATCACTCAGGACGAGGTGAGTCATGGGCGGAGGCAAGAGCAGTTTCGGGCAGGGATTCCAGCAGCTCGGAAACAACTTCAAGTCCGGCATCGGGGCGCTGAACCACAACATCAACCAAGGCGGCGAGGCTCTTGGAAATAACATAACCGCTGGACTGCACGAACTTGGAGCGAACGCGGAGGGCGCAGCCTCCCAATTTGCGAACAACACAAAGGGCATGGGCTGGAACCCAGCCAACGGCACCCTTGGAGCAATCGCTCAAGGATTCGGAAACGGTGGCAACTTCTCCGAGGCTGGGAAGCAGATCGGCGGAGGGCTCAGCCAGATCGGCAAGGTCGGCCTCCAAGTCGGAGAAGATGCGTTGGCTCCTCCGCTCGCTATCGCCGGGGCGCTGGACCAGTCAAAGAACCGCACGAACGCCAATCTGGACAAGATATCGAACCAGAACTCGGCGGCGATGAATAACAACTCGGCGGCGCAGGCTGCGGCAGGACAGGCGGCGCAACAGGCGCGCCTCGGTACGGCGCAGCAGGCGAACCAGGCTGGATTCAGCCAAGCGAATAGCCTTGAGGATGTCCTCAGGGCGGCGATGCAGCAGCGCGCGGGCGCGAACGCTAACGCGAATGGATTCTAGGAGGAAGTCATGAGCGGATCTTCATTGACGACAGGGGCCGGGATGCCGTGGGGACCATCGGCGACAGAGAATCCAGCGACCCCCACGATCCTGACGGATCCATCGCAGGTCGCGACTCCAGGAATGGCGCAGCAGGTTCAAGCCGTGCAGACGGCAGCCGGGGCTGGGCAGGGCCGCGCCGACAACGCCGCACTCGGAGCCCTTCAGCGCGCAGGCGTGGCCGGGGGCAGTGAATCGACCAACGCGCTCGGCAATATCGCGGGCCAGACGGCCCAAGGCGAGGCGCAGGGACTCTCCGGGCTCCAGAGCCAGCAGTTCCAGGAGCAGGAGGGTCTGCTCAACTCGCTCAACCAGGCGGCTCAGCAGCAGTATGCGACGAGCTCGCAGAACAACCTCGGGAACCAGGAGCTCAGGCAGCAGCTCCTCTCCGGCGCCGGGTCCGGACTGACGACGCTTGGCGGCGCGGCAATGCTCGCCGGACTCTTCTAGGAAGACGGAGGCACCGTGGACTATGGAGAAAATACCGGAGGAGGATTCCTGGGCGGCACGGCGAGCGCCCTCCGGAACCTTTTTCAGATGCGCCAGGAACAGGAGCGCGTTGCCCTCGAAAAGGCGCAGGCGGAGAAGCTGGCCGATCCGAACAGCCCATTCAACCAGCTCCTGAAGGCCCGCGCTGCCGAAGAGCAGGCTATGGCGGGGCAGAAGACGACGATGACTATCGGCGAGCTCGCTGCGGCGGCAGGGTACAAGCTGCCAGTTGGAGCGAATCCAGACACGGTCGTCCCGACTACATACCTCGCTCCGATGATCGAGAAGCTCCAGGCCTTGGGCTCCGCGCAGAATATCGCCGGGGGAAAGAACAAGACGGCGCTCCAGATCGAGCAGGAGAAGGCGGCGGCGGCCCTCGCTGCGGCCAAGACGCATCCAGGTGCCAACACGAATATTACCCTGGCCGGGCAGGGAGGCGGAGCCGCTGGAGTCGGAGGAGCTGCGGGCGGCGCAGGAGCCGGGGCCTCAGCCGGAGCGGTTGATATGTTTGGCGGCCTCGACACGAACGAGCGGAAGACGATGAGTCAGATCTACTCGATGGCCCAGCAACTCAACGAGACGGCGCGCGCCTACCACGAAAATAAATTGTCAAACCTTGGATCTGGAGGAATGAACTTCCTCAACGGGATCCTTCCGGGCACCGTCTCTGGTCCGGTAATGGGCCGTCTGGATCCTGCGGTCTCTGATTATGCCCAGCGCAACGAACTGCTGACCGATCAGCTCGTCCCGCTCGTCACAGGCAACCCACGCGCTGCCGAGTCGGTCCGCGCGGCGATCCGCAAGAACTCGGTCGTCGAGCCGGGCACTCCGGATCCTGTAGCGGACCAGAAGTTCGCCCAGATCTACCGCGATGCGAAGGACCGACTCCAGGCGCAGGGAAAACTGACCCAGCCCATGGCGAATATGCTTGACGAAATCTCGCAGGCGCAGGGAACCCCGGCGATGGATCAGGTCATGGCGAAGTACCACGGCCTGACGGCGTTGAATCCGGGAGAGGCCACGGCCGCCAGCGTCAACACAGCTTCGACTGCTCCGGCTGCTCCTGCCGGAAAGGCGGCACCGCAGGCCTCGATCAACCTCACGCCGGGAGCCGCTGGAGCTGCCGCAGCGAACGGAGCAGCGGCACCAGCAAACGCAGGCGCGGCGGCTCAGGCCAACGGACTCGCCCCGGCCGTTAACCCTGGATCCACCGGAGCGGCCGCAGGCGCGGCGGCCAGGAAGTCCCTCGGTGACATCTTTGGAGAAGCACCCAAGCAATGAACTTCAGCCCGGACGCACTCGCTGAGGCCCGCAAAGAGGGCTACAACGACGACGAGATCTTCTCCCATCTCGCGTCGACCGACCCGCGCTTTGCCGAGGCACAGAAGGCAGGTTACAAGCTGGACGACGTGGCCCAGCACTTCGCCTCCCAGGCTGCTCCAGCAAGTGTTCCACGTGGAACAGACCAGGAAAGCGCACAGGATCCAAGCTTTTTCTCTCCGGGAGAGGTCGCAAAGAGGGCGGGAGAGGGGCTTGTATCGGGAACGCCAGGCTTGAAGGCAGGGATCAATCTGGCGGAAGGCAAACCAGCCTACGCCTCGGGTGCTGAGGGAGCTGGGCAGATCGCCGGGGACATCGGCGGTGCCGCTGCGGCTGTAGCCTCGGGCGGAATCGTTCCACTCGCTAAGTTCGCGGGCCTCAGCGCAGCGCTAAACGCCGCTGGAGTGCCCCAGGGAGCCCACGCCGTTGGAAATGCGGTCGAGAACAAGGCCGACCAGCTTACGGGAGCCGACAAGCCATTCGTAAGTAAAGGCCAGGGCATCGACTTGGCGATGCTTGCGAACCTGGCGAAACAATTGCCCGGGGCGGCGGCTGACACGGCGGTCGAGGCCCTTCCAGCGTACTTCGCAGGGAAGGCGGCCCTCGGAGAGCACGCTCCTGTCGGAGCAGAAGAGTCGATCAACGTCCCCAAGGTGCCCGTGCCAGCGGAGCCGACGCTCACCCCGGCTCAGATCGCGGCGAAGGACCTTCAGGACCACGGCTACCCTGTCACCAGCGCCCACATGAACCCAGGAGACACCTCGCTGAAGGCAGCGATGGTCAATCCAGCGACAGCGGCCGAGGCTGAGGCCTACCGTGCCAAGCTCGACGCGGCCCAGAAGGCCGACGTGTCCAAGCCGCTCGACGTGGGAGACAAGTCCACGCAGCAGCTCGGGGAAGATCTTCAAAAAGCACACCAGAACGCAATCAACGCCAGGTCGAAATCCTACAAGGACATGCTCGCGCTCGCGGACAGCCCACGCGGCCCGGCGATGACGGACATCGGCGAGTTCACCCACGCGGGGCAGGCGTTCTCCCAGAGCGTCGACGCGGACGTGGCAAAGAAGCTCGACGGTCTTAGCCTCACCCAAGCCAAGATCAAGGCGCTTACACCGGGTGGCGGAGGGCTTACCCCTTACGATGTCAAAGCGGGTGACAACCAGGACGATGTCGCAGCAGCGCTCAAGTTCGGCGACCTGGCCTCTCAGAAGGCGGCAAGCCCGACGCAGCTCGCGGATTTGGCCTCAAGCTTCGCGAAGACGGAGAAACTTTTCCAGCCAGGCCAAGGTGGCGCCAGCTCGAGCGGTTTCCTCCGCGACGTTCAGGGGAAGGCCGTGGACCTGGCCGGGGACATCATCAAGAAGCGCGACGCAGCGATGGGCGTGGCCGGGGCTCCCGCCTATGACGCCTGGGCGCAGCAGCGGGCCAATTGGGCGAAGAGCGCGGATCTCGTCAAGCAGTTCGAGGGCAAGCTGTCGGCACCGACAACGCGGCTGACAGGGGAGGAGATGTACTCCCAGAAGATGACCAGCCCAGAGGAGGTCTTTCAAAAGCACTTCGCCAATGCCGGGGCGAATAAGGTCACGGCCTACAAGGACTTCCTCCAAAGCAACGGGCAGGACCCGGCCCTGGTCGAGCAAATGGGCAAGGACTGGCTGTCTGACCTCGGGGAGAAGTCTCCCAACCCTATCGCGACGATAGGACGCGCATGGGCCAAGATGTCTCCGGAGTGGAAGCAGGCGGTCTACTCGCCGGAGACCATTTCAGAAATGGACCAAGCGCTTGAGCGCGCGGCCAGGTCAGAGGCTCCCCTTAAGGTGCTGGGAACCCAAGCGAGAAACGGGAGCCAGACGGGAGCGGTGGAGGCGATCAAATCCGGGGCGAAGGCTGCGGCCACGCATGGGGGAGCCATCGGGACGAGCGCGATCCTGGGGACGCTGATGGGTGGCCCTATCGGTGGAATCGCTGGGGTCGGGCTAGGGGCGGCGGGAGAGGCAATCGCTCGCGGCAGAGCCGCCGCGCAGGATCTTGCAACAGCTCGGGCCGCCTTCGAGCCAGCGGACATCTCCCCAGCAAAGCCGTCCATGATGACAAGAGCGGCGACAGCAGGGGCCAATGCCGCGAACGTGGCTCTGCCCAAGGCCGCAGAGATGGCGCGGAGCATGGGCCACGGTGTGACGACTCCGCTCCCGGCTTTGATCAGGGCTTTAGTGGCTAGATAGGCGGGACTCGACCCATTGAAGTACTTGTTTCAAAAGATGGATCGAGTAGAATACAAAAAGGGTCCAGACAAAGATCGTCGCCTTCTGAAGGCTTGACTTCATGGCCGGATTGAAGGTCGCCAGGGCGGCGAGGACCAGCACCAACGCAACGAGTTTCAAACGCTTCCAAGCCATACGCCGTTATAGCTTGGAAGTTCCAAAAACTCAACGGCTATTGGAAGGGTAGGTGAAAGCCATGAAGAGAGTCACCCTGTTCCTCCTGTCGGCGCTTCTGGGGCTGGCCTCTATGGCCTCCGCCGC